CCAGTGGTGTTGTCAAATGCGTGACCTGCATTCCACTTAACATACGCTTCCGTAAACCCGCCAGAAGAGTTCTTGGTTTCTTCAACCAACTCAACAATACGGAATGGAAGTGTAGCTGTGGTAGCAGACGTATCTGAAATAGCACTTGCGGAGTTACCTGTTACGGTGCTTCCGGTGTTATCTACTCCAGCGACATTTGCGCCAATATCAGTGATAGCCAAGTCACCAATCGTTGTACCAGAAGATACAACAGCAACTTTAAACAATACGTCCGTAGCATCGCATACATACGCTTTAATATCTGAAGCGGCTGTGCTAGCTGGATAGTTTTGTCTGAAAGTCACCTGTGAAGTGCTTGGGTCGGTGTAAGTTACACCCATGAAGACTCCAATCGGAGTCATGGCAGCATCAAACGTATCACGTTCGACAGTGCCACCAGTAACCAGCTTAACAGCATCCCCGTAGAAAATGTCCGTCGCATAGCCACTAGCTATGCTGTACTGACGGGTAGTACCTACGTATGGAACACCACTAAGTAGCTTTACTGGCCTTAGCCCATAAGGGGCCGCTACTGTTGGATAAGCCATGTTAACCTCTTAACAAAAATTTAAGTTCCTTTACCAAAATTGGTAACTTTAGTTGTGCGCTCGTTGAATAATGGCATACGAGGATCGTTTTCGCGCATGAGGTTGTTGTCTACAGATTGCATCTGTTGTCTGGTCTGAGTCTCGTAATGTTCATTACGTTCGTTAACCAGCTCTTCTGGAGCTTTACAAGCCATCAAACCGCCTATAGTTATGTTACCAGCGAACTTTTCATTCTCGTCAGTAACAATCTCTGGGTAGTCCTCTGACTTTATCGGCTCCCAACCTTCACGTAATTTAGAGGATACGTTGCTAGCATCTGTTATTCCGAGAGTAGAAATACGAACCCAGCGTGTTTTGTAGCCAGCCTCTACCTCAATGTGAGGTAGAACTTCTGGTTTTACCCAGTGCTTCTTACGACCACTTGCTTCTCGTGTCTCCTGCTCTCTTTTAACTCTGTTCTCAGCCATCGTTATACCTCTGATTTATTTAGTGCAGCCATTTGTTTGGCGTATTCATCGAGTGGAACTCCCAATCTTTTTGCTATGGCCTGTGCAGATTGCGATAATCTTACCTTCTTAGGGCTTGTGCTCCGCGCTGCGGGTGCAACTACATTTGACCTTGGTTTGGGTTTCTCTACTTCTTCTATCTCTCCCTCATTAAAATAGTCTGGATAGAAACTTCGCATACGAGAATCAATTTCCTCGTAGTAGTTATCAGCCTGTGGCGTTATGTTGTTTCTCATCAACGATTGGTGTATCGCCATTGCAACATCACGCATCTCTTGGTTCTCTCTAAACCAAGGGTTGTCATTCGCCCATTTATCCGCTCTGGGGTCAGCAACTCTCGGTTGTTGTACCGTAGTTTCCTCTTCTTGTAAAGGCGGCAGCTCGAAGTTATCCAGCCTATCAGAACGTATTTTAGCGTTAGTCAGAGCTTCCTGCGCTTCTACCACACGATCCGCTTCCCCTGATTCATATGCTTCTTTATAAGTCTGTTTTGCTGCTTCTAGCTCAGACTCTGTAGCACGTTTAGCCTGTTCTAACAGAGCTTCCTGATTTTTGTTAACAGTGCCTTTTAGCTCTTTGTTCTCATCAATCAGTCGTTGTGCATATTGTTCTAGCTCTTCACGCTCTCTTTGAGCGGCTTCTTTTGCCCGCCGTTCATCGTGATAGCCTTTACTAAAATGTTTAATACGTTGTTGAACTTTCTCAGAATAGTCAGCTAATTCTTCATCAGTGACATCAGCAGGCGGTTCAGAAGGTTTGCGGTTACGATCCGCTTTTGGGGTATCGTCATAGACTTCGACTTCTACCTTATCCTCTACCTCTGGCTCTGGTTCTACTTCTGGTTCCGGCTCTTTGTAATCCTCTGCCGTTTTCTTACCAGTTATATCAATCTCAACCTCACCCGACTCTTCGATTTCTATTTCAGTACCCTCTTGTTCGTCTTCTGGAAACTCAAATTCTACTTTCTGAAATGGCATTGTTTACTCCCTATACTCGCTCTACACCACGAGGGTCAGGTACAACTGCTTCGATAGAATCATCATTCATCAGCCGATACTCTGAACCATCAATGGTAAACCTAGTGCCAGTATTAGCACGGAACATAACATAGTCGCCTACGCTACACCACGGGCCGGTAGGGAATCTGTCTTGATCTGAATAAGCTTGCTTACCCATATCTATGACCACACCTATAATAGACATGATCTGCTCGTGGTTTTTAGTGGTAACTGATTTTAATAAGTCAGTTCCTTCAAACGCTTCTTCCACTTCGGGCATTGCTACTAAAACTCTATACCCAACAGGTACAGGTAGCTGTGCTTCAAACTCTTCTTCCGTTATGCTCGCTTGCGCGGTATCAGTCATCTTCATACTCCATATTGCGCGAAAGGTCTTCGATATAACCCAAGCAGGTGTCCAGACCTCGTAATAACCCTGCCGTTTCCTTGTATTGAGAAAAGTCCTTTACAGCTCCCCCCACCAAGAAATTTGTTGCAGAAGCTTTATCAGCTTCGATTCGATCTTTTAAAACGTCTAATACAGTCTTAGCCACTACGTATCTTTCCTAGTGTTCTGTACTGTTTTAAGGAGATCCAGATCTAATTTAGTACTGTCTTTCCTACGATCAGCCGCTAATTTTGCCCCAGCTTTCTGTGCATCGATCTGAAGTTCTTGTTCTTCAAGTTCAAGTTGTTTCGCATCAATCATCGTATCTGCTTGATCTTTCTGCGTTTTTCTCTGTAGCTCTGCTGCTTGTAGCTGCATATCGGCCTGATCTTTCTGTGCTTTACGCTGCACTTCTTGTTGCCTGACTTGCAGTTCTGCCTGCTTCAACTGGAGCAATGGATCTTGTGCTTGCTGCTGCGCTTTCTGTTGTGCAGCCTTCTGCTGGTTGGCTTGCGATACTTGTTGCCCAGCTTGTGCTACTACACGGGCCAGATTGACCTCGACTTCTTCCGATAGCTCTGAGTTTGGTGCAGGTAGTGGAGCACCCATCTTCTCTTCGACCTGCTGGCGATACAAGAACGCCATGTGCTCTGCCAGATGCGCCTGTAACGCTGCCATGATTCGCTGACCTTGCGGGTTCTGACCTATCATCTGAGCCACCATCGGATCTTGCATAAACGCTCTGTGTGCAGCGATATGTGCTTCGTGATCCTGATAAATAAATGCTCTTAAAGGTTTACCATTAAGGGCGTCCATGTTCTCGCTGACCGGATCAGTTGGTTTAGCATCATCTTTAGTCGGAACAAGCTTATCAGCGTTCTTAATACCCAACACTTCGATCATCTGTCTGTGCAACTGCGGTAGGTCATATATCTGCGGCGCAGACTGTGCCATCTGCAATACAGCCTGATACTGAACCACCCGCTGTGCCATCGTAGAACTGTTTGGATCACTGACAGGTATAACATCTACCATCATGTAATCCATCTGCTTGGCAGTTACAGATCCACGCAGCGGCTCGTATGAATACTCAGGGGGCGCATACTCAGCCATGATTGTTTTGAGCATTTTAAACTCTTGCTTCATGGCGTAATGGACACGGGCTTGTACCGCAGCCATCGGCTTCAGTGTTCTCTCTAATAACGCGAGTGTCGTACCTACAGGAGCGTTAGCTGACATATCTGATATGTTCATGTCGCTAATCGCCCCTAGCCGCCTTCCTTCCTGCGTTATTTGATTCAGTAGAGACAGAAGCGTTTGGCTTGGCTCTTTATAGGGCAGAGCCATAATATTGTCCCGTATGCTGCCAGAAGGAACATCCACATCTTTAAACTCACCCGGTTCGATAGGCGTATCGTCTCCTTTGATCCGAAGCCCACGAGTTTTTAGACCCCCCGGTAAGTTAGAAAGTGTGCCAGCATCCACCAGTTGCCGGATAAGTGATGTACCTGCTTTGGCGTACCCCCCTATTATGTGTATAAGACCTAGCCCGTAGAACCCAAACCCCGGCACATATACATAGTGTACGAAGTGCTGACGCTTCAACATCAACGGGTCGTCGGGATTCCAGTTACGTCTTATACCTAATATTTTAGCCGTACCGCGCTCTATCGTTATCACATACGGTTTAGCTATCTCATCTTCAGAATCATCTATACCGTCGATCACCACATCTGCGTGTATCTCATACACCGCATAGCGATCATCGTCAGTCATAGAGTAACCACCCTCTTCAGCCTTACGCTCCTCTATATCTGTGTGGTAGGGCTGCGGGTCACCAAGATCTACATCTGCGTAAAATCCTGATGCTTGTAATTTTTTAAGTTCGTTCTTGGTCTTACGCATTACGTGTGTCACACGCTCTGCGCTTTCTACATTAGACGCTCCATAAGGAACAATGACATCTTCGGCGGGTATGTACATCGCCACCTGCCGACCAATGTTCGGATCGTAGTAAACCTTCTTGAATGCAGAGCCAGCCAGACCAAGACTGTAGAGCAAGCGTTCATGCTCCGGTCTGTATTCGACCATGCGTTCTGTAAGCTCATAGTTCATGTCAGCTTTGACACGCTGCGCTGCTTCTTCTTTCTCTTTAGTCTCTTCTCCGAGCACTTTAACTTTGACGGGGCCAGCGGCGGGGAAGGTCTCACTCATCGTCTCAGCTTGGAAGCGTATAGCTGCCTCTGCTAAAACAGTTGAATACACACCGCAGGCTCCTTCCCAAGGTTCATTACGTTCTTCGTAATTGAACCCCAAGACATCAAGACCTCTTACAAATGTATCTGCCCAATCTTTTCTGCTGGACGTATCAGAGTCCACAGCACTTATCAGCTCATCTGACAACTCGTTGAGTACAGAGTCATCCAAGACTTCAGCAAGGTTAGCGTCAAAAGAAACAATATCACCCACATCCGCGTCAGGAATGATGGTTACCTCAACGCTGCCGTCATCGAGAGTAACCATCTCAGGATTGACAATCTCTATTTCAAGATTCTCTTCCTGTTCCAGAGATTCTTCTTCTATCCCTATCGGGGCCGAATATAATCCTTTCTCTACTGCCATTAGTCTGCCCTCAAATTAGTTTAACCCGCCCGCCTTCTTTGTACCTTTTTGGCATTTCAGTAGAAGGGAGAACTTCTGGTCTTGGTTTAGGCATAGCAGCCGCTGCTTTTGCTGCCTCTTGTATCTCTCGTTGTTCTTGAGCTTTATATTCTTCTGGAAAATAGTCGTATAAAATATTTTCTTCTAGTCGGGATATTACTTCCGAGACAGGAATACCAGACCTTATCTCCGCAAAAGCATTCCTCATTGGAGGTATCATATGTATGTTCATCGGAGCGTCATCAGGGGCATACCGTTGAAATAGTTTTTCTGCGGCTTGTTTAGCTGCTCGCATATCATCTTCATATTTAGTATCGCGAGAGAAAGCTCCTCCTTTTGGTTTGTTCTCCATCAATAATACCCACCCCTGCGTTGTTTAAAGTACCGTACATCCTCCGGCTCATCAGTGGGCAACCGTATAAATCCACCTTGTCGAAAACGCATGAGTGCCATCACTGTTGAGTCAACTAGGTCATCATGGCTCATAAACGGAAAACCTGCAATTTCTTCGATTACCTCTTCTGCCCACCGTGTAGGAGGAACCCATACCAAACCAGACGCTACAATATCAGATACCGAGTTTAATCGTGCAAGTTTATCACCTGATCCTCTGTGGGGGGTATACTCAGATACGGGCAGTCCCATACGCCTCATCTCTTGATACAGGGCTGTACCCGAACTCTTCTTCTCCACTATAAATGCGTCCGGCTCCCACTCAGCATACTCTTCCATCGCTAAATCTTTTAACTCAGGGAACTCCATCCGCTTCTTAATACTATTGAGTAAGATGATGTTGTACGCATCATTCTCTTCGTTGAGGAACACACCCCACGTAGTCAGAGCCGTAAAGTCAGCCCTGTTGTGTGTCTCTGCCGCTGCGTCCAACGACATGATGATATACTCACAAGACGGGGGATCACCCTGCTCCCACATCTGCCACCACTCACGTTTGACCAGTGCGGCTTCTTCGGCTGTCGGTTCCTGCTGATACTGAGCGTTCCACTGGAATGTGGGCATAGATGCCTTGGTTCTCAGTAAAGCTTCAAGGTCAAAGAACTCAGGCCATAGCGGTTTCTGTATCGGCTCCCCCGTTTCTTCGTCATCAATATCCAGAATCGCTGGAAACTCTACTACCTCATACTGATCGGCCCGCTCATTCTGAACCATGTCCTTGGTCACACGCCCTGTCAGGTCATCCATATGCCAACGTGTTTGTATAATAGCCACCCGACCACCGGGCATAAGACGAGTTCGAGCACCGAAGGTGAACCAATCGTATGCCTTAGAGAATGTCTCAAAGTTACCATTGATGACATCCTGCTCTGAGTGCGGGTCATCAACGAGCAACAAGTCTGCTCCCCGACCTGCTATAGACGATCCGATACCA